CCCAATTTGCGACGCTTGACGGCGGACAGGCGGTGCGAGTAGCCCGTGACCCGATGATTGCGGCATATCCGTTGCTGACACCGTATGTGGGCCAAGGAATCGCATGATTCCCGAAAGCCGCACCGCACTCGCCAGCATCCTCACCGCTGCTGGTTTGCGTGTGTTCGCATTCGTACCAGACCGCGCCGCACCACCAATGGCAATCCTGACCCCGTCCGGCGACTGGGTTGCATCCGGTGACACGTTCGGTTCATTCCGACTCGGATTCGATGTGAACCTGATTGTGGCAAACGCCGCAAACGAAACCATGATCACAGCACTTGACGAATTGGTCGACGATACTCTGACGGCCATAAGCAACGCATCCGGGTTCTATGCGTCGCAAGTCGGCAACCCGACATACACCGACATAAGCGGCACCGATTACCTGTCGGCGACCATCACCGTTTACCAAAACACCAAACTCTAGGAGATAACCGTGGCACTTCCCACAACCCCATCAACACGGATCAAAGCGAATGGTCTGCTGTTCCAGCTGAACACCGGCACAATCGCCTCACCCACTTGGAAAGACTTCAGCTTCGACTGCATTTCGTTTATGGTCAAGTCCGAGGACGCATCCAACGACCAGGTGACTTTCTACGACGCATCGCTTGGCGGTGCAGTTGACAAGTACGCCGAGGCCGAACTCATCCAGTCGCTTGAGTCCACGTCGCTCTGGCAGTACCTGTACAGCAACCCTGGCAAGGAACTGCAGTTCCGTTACGCACCGTTTGGCAACACCGCAATTACCTCGACCCAGCCTGGGTTCACCGGTTACCTGCGTCTGCCACGTTTGCTTGCCCCCGGACTCGGTGGCCCAGCAGCGGTCGACGGCACGTTCGGATCCGAGTCAGTTCGATTCGACATTGTCGACGAAGCCGGACAACTGCTCACACAGGTCACCACCGGCACCTGGACCCGCGCCTAACTGCTGACGATGGGTACGGTCACGGGTGGTTCAACGGATGGGATTTACCTATTCACGGACACGAAGGGCCGTACCTACGTTCGGGGACTGAACGAAACCCGTGAGAAGTTTCTCAAAATGGGTGGAGATCGGAACTTGTTTGAAAAGTGGATGAAGGATGCGGCAAAGGTCACAGCTCGTGAGGCCACAAAAACCGCACCCAACATTACTGGCAACTTGGCTTTGTCAGTCCGTGGTTACGCATCAAAAAAAGCATTCCGAAAAAACAAAGTTACAGGCAGTCTGGATTCAAAGATGGTGTTTGGCGGTGTGATCACGGCAGGTTCTGCTCGTGTCCGCAACGTCGTGCAAGACGGCACACAAAGCCAAGTGACGACCGGTATTCAATACGGTCGTGCAGTATCGCTGGGAATGTACCATGTTGCTGGCACAACTTCTCGAACGGGTGGTCGCGTTTGGCGGACTACCGTTCGAGGACGCAAGAACCCCTACATTGTCAAAGCAAGAGATGCCAAACGCTCTTACATGGTGACAATGCTGAACTACCAAATCAACAAATACATAAAGCAGAAAGGCTTTAGAACAAATGGACTTTGAGAACATTACCCTAGGCGAAATTGCCGAAATTGAGGACTACGCAAACTTGTCATTTACCAAGATTGGTGATGATTCGCCGGGTGTGTACCGTCTGCGTATTGGTTTGGCATGGATCATGAAACGCCGCATCGACCCGACGTTCACAATCAACCAAGCCGAAGGATTAACCCCGACCGACCTGACCGACTTGTTCGGTGCGGATGAGCCGGACGCAGTAAAAAAATAAGGGATGACCGGGCGAACGTGTTAGCAACCTTGGTGGTTGCGGCAGGTCTTTCGGTCACAGAAATAAAAAGTTTGACAATGCGTGAAGTAAACGCAATTGCGAAAATGATGAACGGGGGCAAGTAATGGCTGCATCAAACATGATTGTCACGTTGGCGTTGAACGCGACAAGATATGCGTCTGGCCTTCGTAAAGCAGGTGGCGACACTTCAAGGTTTGGTGCGTTTACGACAAAAGCATTCAACCTGGCTAAAGGTGCAATGCTCGGTTTGACGTTGGCTGTCATTCGTTATGTGCCAGTCCTGTTGTCGATGGGTGCGGAGTCGCGCAAGGCTGACATCCAACTGAACTTTATGTTGGAAACGATGAACGGTGTAAGCGCCGCGACGACTGCAACAACAAAACGCATGGCCGCGTATGCAGATCAGGTCAACCGGGCGACTGGTATTGACGATGAGCAAATCAAAGCTGTTCAGCGCAAACTGTTGGTGTTCAAATCGTTGCGTAATACTGCGGACGAGATGGGTAGCACGTTCGACCGCACCACAAAGGCTGCGATTGATCTTGCAGCTGGTGGGTTCGGCACGATGGAGGCAAACGCGGTCAAACTGGGTCGCGTACTTCAGAACCCAACTGCCAATCTAAACGCTTTAAGCCGTGCAGGTATTACGTTCACCGAGTCGGAAAAACGTAAGATTACTGTTCTGCAAGAGTCGGGCCGTCTGTTTGAGGCGCAGGATTTGGTGCTGAAGTCTGTTGAGAACCGTGTGCTGGGTTTGGCGGAGGCATCGGCGACACCACTTGAGAAACTGAACGCACAATTTTCCCAAATTGGTGACGCAATTGGTGAGGCAATGTTGCCTGCGATTGAGGACATGAACAAAGAAGTTTCAAAGTGGTTGTCATCACCGCAGGGCGCAAAAGACATTGAGGCAATTACCGAGGCGTTTATTGCAGGGGCTTACGCGGTGCGTGATTTTTCCCGGTTCTTGGCTGACGTGTTCCGCACTATCTCCGATCTAAAGAAGTTGCTGGACGCTGGCGCATCAACCAACGCTGGTGGCCGTGGTGACGGTATTACGCCGCCTAACACGGGTGGCGGTAGTTATGACGACCCGACCGGTCTTGGCGGCCTTGGCGGGGCACGCAACCGTGGTCGCACCGTTGCGCCGATTGTGGTCAACTTCAATGCGCCCGTTGACTCGGTTAGTGCCGGGCGTGAAGTTGCGCGTGTGTTGGCAGATTACAGTCGGGCAAACGGGCTACGCTAATGGGCGCAATCCGTGAAAAGCCCATCTATGGGCAGATGACGTTGGAAACCGCAGCGTGGGCCTCATCGTTTACTTGGGTTGATCGCAGCGCCGACATTGTGCGGGGCATTGACTATTCGACTGGTGGTCGGGTGGGTGTGCCCGGACAATCGCAGGTTGACGTGGGAACACTCAATGCGACGTTTAGGAATTTGTCGAGTGTGCCTGTCGTGGGTGACTTGGTTCGTTTGCGTCGCACCGGAACAACAGAGTATGCGTTTGTTGGGTATGTGCAGGATGTGTCGCAACAGGTTGTGTTTGACAATTCTGTGTCACTAAACAATCCGGTGCTGTTGACGACCATCAATTGTTTGGACTGGGTGGGTTATATCTCACAATTCCAGGTTGTTGGGGTTGGTGGTTTGGCTGTCACGACCTACGCCAAGGAAACTTATTACCCTTATCAGTCACGGGCACGGGCATTAAACAACGTGGTCGACGCGACCAACGCCACGCAGCTCATCGCGTTCGATGCCACCTCGGCATCAAGCGTTGTGGGCGACACCGACTTTGTTGGCACAATCTCCGACCATCTTGATTTGTTGGCGGCCACAGATAACCTGTTCTGGTTCCCGACATTGTCGTTGCCGACGAACAAGACGACTGGCCGGACAGGTTTGATTCAGATTCGCCCGTTGTCGTTGGCCCCGTCGTCCGGTTACACCTTTACCGATGCGGTGGGTTCTGCCGGGCAACTGCACTACACCGAAATTGACTTCGAATCATCCTCGCAGAACGTCGCTAACACAATTGTGATCAACAATTATTCCGTCATTACTGACACGAACGACAAAGAAATTACCAAACGCGGTGGGGCAAACCAACCGAACTACAACATTGTGAACGGTGTTGAAGTTGTGTCTGTCCCTTACGACACCAACTGGCAGGCAACAGACGCAACATCTATCACAACCTACGGGAATCGTGCGACCGAGATAAGCACAAACTTGGCTGGCATCGTTCAGGATCTAAACCTAATTGGAAACCCGTCGCTCGAGTATTCCGATGAGGGTTACACCACACAGCAACAGCGCATTGCTCGACGCAAACCGGTCGACAACAGCACATCGTTCAGCTCGTACCACGGCGAATGGGCGTTGCGATTCCGTATCGCGTCGGCGGCAACATCACCCGAAATCCGTTACACGGGGTCGGAGGCTGACGGTGTGCCTGTT